AGCGTGCTCACAAGGGAATTCCAGTATCGCCGCTGATGGTGCCGCCGGTGTGCACGTGGCTCACCAGGTGCTTGCCGGCGGCGATGACGTCCGTAGTCGCGGTCAGTGTGCCGGTGACCATCATATTGCCCGTGTGGGTCCAGGCCGAGGCGGTCGAGCTCATGGTGCCGTCGCCGTTCATCGTGACCGCGGCGCCTTTGCCATCCGAGAGCGCCAGGGCGCCGGTGTTCAGGAGCTTGAAGTACGCGCCTGACTTGTGCACCAGCCAGAATTCTCCCGAAGTCACGGGTAAGGCCTGGTCGACGTCGTTGAAGAATCGCAGGGCGACGTGGCCCGCCTCCCCATGGCCTTCGGCGAAATCGACCATCACCATATCGCCAATCGAGGGCGGGGCATAAAGGCCCCACCCCGCTCCGACCCACACGGCACCCAGCGGGAGCCACCCGGTGATGTTGCCCGCCGGCTGCAGCGTGACTTTTACGGCATAACGCGCCGGGTCGTAGCCCGTTACGAGGCCGATCTTCGGATCCGCGTGGCCGTTCTGCGCCCCCATCGCGGCCGCCCGCACGACGTTCTGCAGGCGCTTTACGTTCCTCACAGATTCACCGTCGATTCGGGGCTGTGATTCTTGGCGGAGAGCTGCATCCGGTAGCCATCGCGGATCGACATCGAGCGGATCACGCTGTCCGGGTAGTACACCTGATCGAACGCGGTTCCCGTGCCCTGCACCGTGACCAGGGTCTGTGCGGTCAGAATGTTATCTCCGGGCAGGCTCGCATCCATGCGCACCTCGTGGGCCGAGATGCCTTGCAGAAGCGCGTTCGCACGAATCTGCGCCTGCTCAACCGTCAAACCCGGGATGGTGTAGGTGTAGATTTGCGGCTCACCGTACGGGATCGAGGTATTGCGCAGCACCTTGTTTTTCGTGTGACTCGCCTTGGCGGTGACGGTGAAGGATTTCTTCTGTTTCGAATTCCAGCTGCGCACGATCACTTTGACGTCTTTCGCGAGGGTCAAATTGCGCGCGAATTTGAGGTCTATCAGGTTCGCTTGCGGAGCGGCGCTCGTGCTCGAGGGCGGGGTCCACTGAATGACGTAGCTCTCCCCGGAAGGATCCGGAGCGGGCTGGAAATTGAGGGTGGTGCCCGACACCCAGACGCTGCACTGCGCCTGGTGCGCGAGCCAGGTGAGTAGGTCCCACTCCGTATGCTCGTCCGTCAGTCGCGCGTGATCGACTTCGTAATAAGAGCCCACCCGCTCGTTCGCCGAAGTGGCGACGTTCGCCGTCATGCCGTGTCGTGCCGCGAGCGTTTCGATGACTTGAAAGACCAGCTGGTTCGTGAACGCTTCGGTGGTTTTCGTATCGATCAGCTGCGAGGTGTAATCCCGTCCTGACAATGTAATGACGTTCTGCACCGGATCGAAGAGCACATCATCCACCCGACCGATGATCCAGCTTTTCATCTCCTCCGCCGTGGGCGCGTTCGGGTTCGCGGGGAAGCCGGCGAGGATCTCAACCGACAGATCCGCCTGGGAGCTAAACCACGCGGCGTTCTGGCTTGCGGGGAGCGCGCGCGCGGCGTACACCGCCTTGAAGGTGTCGGCCTGATAGTTCGAATTGTTGTCGAACTGCCAGTCGATGCAGCCCGAAAGCGGCGTGCCGTTCACCTTGACGAGTGACCTGGGCGCGCGTTGCAGTCCCGTCATGGGGAGGACGTTAAGCACTTAAGATCCCCCCGCTCGAATCGGGTAAGGCCGGGATGAAGAGCGTCACCGTGCCCATGAGGAAGGGGTCCGTGAGACCGTTCGCAATCGCAATCCCGGTCCAGGCCATCGCATCGCCGTACTGGGCTTCGGCAATCTGAAAGAGATTCCCGCCGGCGACCGTGATGACGTTGGGCGAGGTCTCAATGGTCGATAGATTCGTCGCCAGGCGCGCGAGGCAGGCTTGGAGCTCAAAAAGCGCCTCCCACAGCTCGAGGTTGTCGACTTGATTTGCGAGCGATGCCGCATTCACGGACGGCAGCGCATAGGGCACGATGCCGCCGAAGGTCGTCACGTTCGCAAGCGTCCCTGCCGACACCGCGAGCAGCAGCGACACGCGGGCTTGCACCGCTGCGAGCGGCAAAAGGACGCTGTTGATGATGCTCTGCGGGGCATTGTTGAAGGTTGCGACCGCGGCGATGGCGACATCGAGCGCGAGTAGAAGCGAGGTCAGGATCACATCCGCGATCGATAACCCGTACGCCGCTGCGCTCGATTGGTCGACGTTGATCACGACATCGATGGAAGGTGGGGAGAGCGTGGTCGTCGGGTTCGCGAGGTCCGCGATCACCTGACAGGTGATGTGATAGGGAATGCGCGAGGCACGTCGGTAGTCGGCTTTGAAATCCTGCACGATGACCGAGTAGCTGAATTTCCCGAACGTGAGGGCCTGGGCCGTCCCCTGGACACGCACGGTGTCCAAGTACTGGGCGCGATCGACCGCAGCAAGTCCCGTGAAAATCCCGGACCAGGTGAGCTCCGCGTCCGCCCGGCCCATCGCGTCGATGACCCGAACGCCGCCCAGGAGCTCGTGCACGGCGGTGCGCTGGCTGCCGCCGAACGGGATGACCTCCGGAACTTCAGGTCCCGAGAACACGAAATCACCGAGTTTGACTGTGGTGTCGGGCTTCATCGCGCGAAGTTCAGGCCCACGGGCGGGAGCGATAAGGTGGGATCGAACATCTCGCCCCCCAACGGGCCCATGTTATCGGCCTGGTGGCCGGAGAAGATATCGGTGGCCACCCGGCCGTCGATGTAGACCGGCGAACGCACGATGACCGGCTGATCCTTCTTCTTGGCGATATGCGGGCTCTCGTTCTTGTACTCATTGCCGGCGAAGTTGTTGAGGAGGTTGCCCAACTTCTGATCGAGGTGCAGCCACTTGTTCGCGATCAGATCGGTCGCTTCATACGCGATCGCTCCAACGGCTGCCACGCTCCCGGCGCGCCCGAGGGTGGAGAGCACACTGCCGCCGCCGACCGCACCCGCGATGTTCTTCACCATGCTGACGACGGTGCCCAGGATGCCGCCGAGCCCGCCGGGCCCGGCGGCGGAAGCCACGGCGGGAGATAAGCCAAAGAGCGCGAGGCGCAGCGCACCCAAGCCCGCCGTCATGACCATCGCAGCCCCGCCCACCACGAACAGCGCGCCCAACGCCGTGAACGCGAGCACCATGACCTTCGTCGTGATGGGGTTATTCCGCATCGCATCAGTGAGCCATTTCAAGGCGTCGGTCAAGCCTTCTGCCGCGCGCGTCGCCAAGGGCAGCACCACAAGACCCAGCTCCCGCTCGGCATCCGCCCACTTCTTCTGCAATTCGATAAACTTTCCCTGCGGCGTATTCTTGGCGGTGTCACTCAACTGATCGATACCCTGCGCGTTGCGGTTTGCCTCCCACTGATTTTGCAACGACGCGCGTTGCTGGTAGGCGCGCGCATAGAGGTTCGATGCCGTGCGGTTCGAGAAAATGCGCCCAATCTCATTGATGATGTCGGGGTCTGACGTGATGCCGGCTTTCTTGAAGGCCGGCAACAGCACTTCGTTCAAGACGGTGAGCGGGTTATTGCGCCCCTCATCCCAGAGCTTTGAGCCCGTGAATGCACCGGGCAGGGCTTTTTTTACGCCGCCGAGTGCGTTGAACTCGACCTTCGATTTATCGAGAAGCCCCAGACGATAGAGTTCCTGCTGCGAACCCACCGAGCCGCGCGACTGTACGAGGTTCTGGTACGCGCTCATCATGGCGGTGCCGAACCGCTGGCCGCCGAATTCCTGGATCAAGGGCTCTGAGCCCAAGTAGAACTGATCATTGCTCATGCCGGCGAGGGCAACGCCACCGGTCTTCAATGCCTGCAGGAGTTGCGTCGCATCGACGCGGTTGCGGGAGCCCGAGATCACCTGCTGGATGGTGTTCGCTTGGGCCTTGAATTCCTCCGGGCTCTTCAAGCCGCCGCGCATTTCCGCGACCTTCATCATGTCCATGAACTTCGCTTCGTTGCCGCCCGCGCCCTCGCCGAACACCGCCTCATTCGCAAACTTCATCTTCGCCATGATGGGCGCGGCCATCTCGGCATGACTCAAGTCTTTGAACACCGCCATGGCATCGGAGAGCAAGGTCAGGTTATCGCGCGCGCTCGTGCCGTAAGTCTTCATGCCCACGGCGAACCGTTCCGCATCCGCATTCACGATGGCGCCAAACCCCAGGGACGCGAACTTCGCTGCCTCCTGCTGCCACTTCGCGGCTTCCTCCATCGGGGCCTTGAGGCCCAAGAGCATCCCGCCGCCAACCGCCATCATCCCGCCGCCGATCAATGCGGTGGTTTTGACCTTCTTCCATGCGGCCTCGAGCGCGAGGATCTCGGCCTGGGTCTTGCCGATGGTCCCCTGCAGGATTTTGAACTTGCCGGCAATACCTAAGAGGCCGCCCGAGACGTCGTCGACGAGTTTTAGGCGGACCGCTACGGAATAGGCTTCAAAGGACACGCTGGTTCTACTCGAGCCGGATCAGCTCGCGAGCGATCGTCGTTGCCGTGAGCGTTTCAATCACCGCTTGAGCACAGAGCCCGCGGATGAAGTCGCGGTTCTTCCACAACGCCGGACCGACGACAGGCCGCGGCGGCATGGTCCGGGTGCCGTACTCGTGCTCGACCATCACCGGGTCGGTCGATCCCACGATCCCCTCGATCCCATCGGTCTCGTATTTGAAGCTTTTCTTCAGATCCCCCTGGCGATAGAGCGGTGCGTTCGCAGGCGCCCCCAGGTGCGCCTTCTCGAGCTCGGTTTCGTCCGCGAGCGGCTGCCACGCTCCGTAGGGTCCAGCCGCATCCTGGTAATCGCCGATCTGCGCCTTCATGTCCTTTTGCAGCACCTTCAGGCAATCCTCGAGAGCGCGGTGAACCTTCGTATGGAAACCCACCTCGAGCGCGACTAGGTGTTCCGAGAACTCGAGCGGCGAGAATTCACGCATCTTCTAAGGATCCTCAAAGGACATCGACCGCCAATCGAACTTCGCGCCGGAGAACTCGCTGAAAATGATCGACCAGGCCGCGCGCGTGATCTCGTCCAGCTGAAAGGCCACATCCAGGGGCACGCCGTTGTGCACCAGGAACAGGCACTCCTTGATGGGGCCCGCGGTGGCTATTTTTTTATGGCTGCCTTGTCGACCTCCGGATCCACATTCGCCCCGAAATGCGTCTTGCAGCCCTCCATGACCGCCGCGATACCGTCCTCGTCCAAGCGCTGAATCAGGAATTCCAACTCCAATTTCGTCTTCGGTTGCAGCACGGGGTCGTCATCGATAGCGACCACGAAGATCAAGGGCAGCACCATGCCCATGTAGACTTCGTTCTTGGCGGTTTCCGCACCGGCCACTTCGATCAGGCGGTATTGCGCGAGCACCGGCGGTTTCCTCAATGTGATGCGCCGGCCGCGCGCGTCCTTGATCTCGAACTCGAGCGCCGCTTTCGCGATCGCCTGCTGACTGGGGGTTTCCACCAGTGAAACTTTTGCGTTCATGCGATCTGCACGCGCTGTTGCGCGAGGAAGGAGAACTTCTGCTTCACCGTCTTATCCCCGCCCCAGTCCCCGGCGTCATCGTATTTCAGCATCACCTGCTGATAGCGATATGCGGAGATGCCGCCGTTTTTCTCCTGGATGATCTGATCGATGCTCAACGGAAGCGCATCGACGTTCGAGTAATAATCCGCCTCCACTTGCGCGAAGTATCGATCGAGCGTGGCATCCGTGCGTTCGATCGAGAAACTGCCGGACCAGCCGCTCAAGAAACGCACATGCCGCGTGATGCCATCCAAGCCGATGATCTTCTGCTCGGTGGTGTCCATCTTGGCGGTGAATCCGGTGCGCAGATTCACCGGGAGGGGACCCGCGCCGGTGGAAATGACGAGGGTGACGTCACTACCGACGGTGTAACCATTAATCGGCATAAAGACTCCTACGCCGCGAGTGCGGTAGATGATTTGATGATCTGCACCGAGGTCCCGCCTTCGACGTTGACGATGAGTTTCTCCAGGATCGAGAGGTACTTCACCTGCACGGCGATCGTTAAGTAGCCTTGCGCGATTCTCGACGGACTGTTGTCGGACGTGTTGATGGCGACGCTCGAGGAGTCGATCATGCCGGCGTTTTCCAAGTTATCGAGGAAGGAACCCAGCGTCGCGAGGCACTCGGACTGTAAGGTCGGTGTGATCAGCTTGCCGACGAAAATGCCCATGCCCGCATTCAACGTCGCGACGATGTAGTTCGTCATGCGGGTGTAGTTGTCGCCGTTGATCGCAGAATTAGACGAGCTGTTGTGCCCGAACCGGGCGCCGAAGTAGGACCCGCCGGGGACGGGGTTCGTGATCACATCGATGCCGGCGGCGACGAGCTGCTGCAGATCTGCGTCCGAGTACGTTGTATTGGTATAGCTCTTCTGCGAGCCGACGGCATTCGATATCTGCTTGTTGAGCGATGATTGCTCTGGCGAGAGGTTCGCGAGGATTCCCCCCGAGAAACCCTGCGGTGATACGACTCGCAAGACTCCATTCGTGTTGTCGAGCCAATAATCCCAATCGCCAAAAAGCAACTTCATGGCGTAGGAATCGAGGCCCGCCGTGGCTTTGGCCGTGATCTCCGTCGAGATGCCGTCCCCCGAAGGGCCGCACCCAATCATGTAGGTCCCCTCGCCCAAGCCATAGGTGACTTGGGAGGCCCAGGTCGTCGAGTCATCGCAATCGGCGAGGATCGCGAGACTCGTCTGCGTATTCCGCAGCGCATACATGCCGGTGCGCGGAGCCACATCGGTTCCAACGAGCACCGCACCGGTGATGGTGGTCGCGCCATCGGTGCCGCCTGCGAGGCTGTACGTCGCACTCGCAACCGCGGTCGTGCCGGCGCCGGCGGTGGCCACCACAATCTGCGAAGCCCCGCGGATCGAGCTCGTGCCGATATTGATCGCGCTGGCAATAGCGACCCAGAGCGCGTTGCCGGTGAGACCAAGACCGATGTTGTCGAAGCTTTCGGGTACCAGCCCAGGAGCCGCGATGACTACCTTGAACGTTCCGGTCTGGGAGCCCGCCGAGAGGATGACCCTGATGTTGTTGCCGAAGGACCCGGAGTACTTCGACGTCACGGTGAGGCAATTGGTCAAGAGACTCGCCGTCGCGGCCGTGTCGGTGCCGTCCGTGACGCGCACGCAGCGGAAGTTATTGGCCCCCAACTGGCAGGCGATCGCGACCGGCGTACCCAGGTCGTACTTGCGATTCTGCACGGGACCGAAAATGGCCGCGTACTGGGAAAGATTCCCGACGGTCGTCGGTGCGTTCACCGGCCCCCAGATGGCGGTTCCGATGACACCTAAGACGTTCGTCGGCACGCCGTTCAAGTTCTGCACCTGCGGCGGCACGATCTGCACATACAGATCGGGCACCTGCAGGGCGGTGACGTTCAGCTGGCCCAACTGCGTGATCATTGCTTATCTCCCGCCCTATCTCCCGTCCGTCGCTCAGGGCCGGCGACCTTGACCACCCTGACCGCGTTATCGGATTTCAAGATCGCCTCAATGACGGCAGGATCGGTGATCGAATCCCCGGGTTTGAAGTCGGCAAAGTGGTGAGTCACGGTAAGTGGCATGGCGGTCCTTTCAGGAGAAAGCGGGGATGACGGGCGCGGGAGTGATCACGCCGCCGGCTATATTCAGTTGCGACGCGCTGAACTCGATTTCAGTCGCGGTCTGGAACGTCCCGTACTCGACCTCGTACATGAGATCGCGGCGGAAGATCCGCGATTTCTCGTACACATCGGTGATCGGGCTCGACTTGTACCGAAGCCGTGCGGCAGAGTCATCGGGCATGATGAGAAAGTTCTGCGCCGCCAGCGCCGCATCGATCGGCTTTGCAATGCTCGCGCGATGGTCCGGGGAGTCCGCCCAGATGCCGATCTGAATCAACCGTTCCTGCCGGCGCGTTTCCTGCATCGCGGTTCCCGTCACGCCGACCCGTACGGCGAGGCGCGCGTTCGGCGCGAAGGTGATCACCGCTCCTGACGAGCTCGCTCCGGCGATGGATGCGAGTGCCCTCGCAATCGTCGCGAGCGTGTCGCAGGGGAGCGCGGTGTACACGAACGGCGTGCCGTTAACGAACACGACCAGGTTGTGGGGATTTGTGGGAGGCGGAATCACCCCGCCCACCGTAACGGTCTGGCCGGCGACCTTGAGCGTCAAGGTCGGCGTCTGCACCGTCGCCTCTTGCCACTCGCGTGTGTAGCGCGTGCTGTTCGACTCCTCGGGTCTCGGGTAGACCGAGATGTGGCAGATGCCGGCGGCGAGATCCGCATCCAATTCCAATGGGATCGGCCAGCCCGGATAGATGCGCACAGGGGCACCCACCACGGACGGATTAGACGTGCCGTTGGGGTACGCGATGCCCGCCATCAGCGTCACGAGCGCGTTCTGCACGTCGGTGAGATCGCTCATGCGTGCAGCTCGTTTGCGGACAACCGCCAGCCGAGCGCCGTCAATTCCGCTCCGGTGACTTCGAAGCGCCGGCCGAGATCATCGGTCAGAATGTCGGAGGACTCGGGTTCCACGGGGAACGTCACGGGCAATAGCGCCCGCCAGGAGGCCTCGTTCGAGTCTCCGGGAAGGCCTACCGCCGGTCCGCCGCTCGAGGCGATGAGGAGGGACGCGGGCCAAAGGGTGACCAAGGTCGAGGGCGCGATGACTCCGGAATAGGAAACCGCCCCGACGCCCGTCACGGCAGACTGCCGCGCGAGCGAGACCGAACGGGGACATTCGATCATCACGATCGGCAGAAGCGATTGCTGGGCGGCGATGAACCAGATCGCACCGTCGATGGAGCGCTCGAGGTAATCCCCGGGGCGGGTCTGGCGTCCGTCGAGATCACCGTACCAGACCGGCTTTCCGTAAAGAGCGGGACGTTTATACGCACCGTCCGTCGAGAGCGCGCACTTCAAGCTCCCGAGATACATCTGCCACGCATTCCCGACCGGACGGTAGATCGTGCACTCGTGCCCGATCCGCCGGGCGGCTTGGGCGCGGCCTTCGTAGATCTTGCGGTCGAGGAGTTGGGCGTCCACTAGACCACCATCGCCGCGGAATGGCGCGAGGAGGAGAGCCGATCGCCTAGCGGCAACCCGACGAAGTCCGCCAAGCGTTGCCGCCAGCTGTTGAAGAGCGTGTACCGATCGGTGACTTCGTTCTTGTTGTGAAACCACACCGCCGCACGATCGGTGTCGAGATTGCCGCTCGACTTCACGATCGCCTGCTCGAGGGTGTAAAGAGCGGCGAGATAGACGTTCACGACCACCGTTTGCTCTTCCGCGCTCATATTGCGAAGCCGGTACTCCATCGTCCCGTAGGCCGTGAAGAACCGATAGCCGTTCATCGGCGAGGGCGCCGCTCCATAGATGCTGTAGCCCAGGAAACGCCGAAGGTCGACCAGTTGGGCGGCCGTGAACATTTCAGTCTTTGATCAGCCGATAGCGCTTGCCGGGCATATCCTTCAGGTCTGCGATGTCCGCGGGGTTCGTGATCGCGACCCCGCCCTCCCAGTTGCGCAACGTGCCGTTCAGCATGAAGCCGGTGTGGGAATCGAGGACCAGCAGATCCGGCGGACCTTTGTCCTCAGGTTCGTCGGGCTTGCGCAGATCCTCGTAGAGCTCTTGCGCTTCCTTGTTGCGATCCCGCGCCATCACGAATGCTCGATCAGGACCGCGCGCTTATACACGGACGTCGACGCGGTCGGTATCACCAAGGGGCCGGGCGTTGCATCGGTGGGCACGCTGAAACCTCCAATCCAGTACCAGCTCTGCGCGATGATCTGCTGCAGCCGGTCCAGGGGTTCGCGGACCACCATGACGATGTCATCGACCATCTTGATGAGGCCGACATCCTGGGGTGTTTCGTGCGCGCCCATGCCCTCGAAGTCACCCTCGATCAAGGCCCCCATACCGCAGACGATGGTGCGATGAACCTTGATGGCCCCCAACGTCTGCTGGAACGCCTCCGTGGTCGGAATGAGCCGCACATCGACGATCTCCATGATCTGCCCCGAAGCAAAGGGACCCGTCGCCCCCTGGCCGCGATAGAGGAGCTGGAAGGCCGGGTCCGCAAAGAGCTCGCGCATCGCTTGCGGATCCGCATAGGCGTTGTACTTGCCGTCGATCGTCGGCACCGCGTTCGAGCGCAAGTACGCAACCGCATCCAAGAGCGAGCTCATGGTCAGAAGATCGGTTCCAATCAGTGCGCTCGTCGCCGTGCGGCCATTCGGCCGCAAGACCGTGGGTCCCGTGCCGTTGTTCGCCGAGCTCGAGGCGACGTTGCCCGAGGTCGCATCGGCAACCGTCGCATTCGTGGCCAACGTCAAATTCCCCGAGACACCGCCCGGGGTGGTCGAGGTGTTGACGGTATCGGCCGCCGCACCCGTCACCGCATAGGTATCAGCGCCGATGACGATGGTCAAGGGCGCGGAGCCCGAAACCGACTGCGCCACACCGTTCACGAAGCCCTGGTTGAAGCCGTTGATGTTGTCGACGTGCACCGTGTTGCCGGGTGCGCCCAGGGTCGCGGTCACGTACGTGTTGCCGCCCATGTAGGCCGCAAAGAGCGCGTTGCGCGCAATGCGGTCCAAGGACTGCGCCGCTTGGATGCCCGATACTTTCGCGTTGATCAGGAATTGCTCGGCGATGCCGACTTTCTCGGTGACCGTGTTCAAATCGATGGTGTCGCCGTACATGTTGATGCCCATGACCCACTGCTCGATGGTCCAGGTGGAGGGCGTCAGGCCGTTGTCCAAATTCGTGTTGTTGTTCGGCGGCAAAGGCGTCGTCACCGGCAGTTTCAGCCCGTGGCGGGTCTTTGTGATGGTCTCGCCGATGTGGTTCGGGAATTTCTCGCGCTTCGCAATCGAGCGATACGAGAGGACTGAGTGCAATCCCTCCTCGAACTCGCGCTCCAAGTAGTTCAATTGGATCGCGGGCTGCAGGGCAGCCGGAAAATTACTAATCGGCACGGGCGATACTCCTCATGTGAATGACAGTTTTCATGTCAGTCCCATGGGCGTAAGGCCCCGATAGACCAACTCAAACCATCGATCCCATGGGCGTAGAGCCCCGATAGATCGAAATAGACCTAAAGCAGTTCAGTCCCTGGGCGTAGAGCCCCGATAGACTGAAATCAACATCAGCGAGCTATCAGCGCAGCCTTCGCCGCCTGATATTCCTCTTTCGTCATCTGGGTCGCGAGCTTCGGCTTCGGCTTATCGCTCGTCGGAGGCCTCTGCGTCGTGCTCGTGGAGGCTGCACCGAAGAGATACGGCTTCGCCTTCTTCAGGGCCTCCATCATCTCGGCGGCGCCTTCGACTTCGCCGTCCTTGTTGATTTTCACGGTCGATAGATCGGCGAGCTTCAGCCCGTCGAGATCGACCATGCCGGCGGCGATGGCCAAGGCCTTGAGTTCTGCGCGAATCACGCGCGCATCGGCGTCGGATTTGCTGGCCTTGACCTTCGCATCGGATTCGATTTTGACCTTATCGCGCTCCTCTTCCGCCGCTTTCGCGCGCGCCGCTTCGTCCGTTGCCTTCTGCCGCGCGCTGATGCCGTCGGCGCGCAGTTCGTGCACGTACTCCTTGGAGAACGTCTCCGCGGGTGGCGGTGCTTTCGGCGGTGGGGTTTGCGGATCCGGATCAGGCATCAAAACTCCTTGAGAATCCGGGGCATCATGGGCGCTATTGACCGATTACGCAATTTATGGGCCGTTAGTCGTTCGATTCGGAAAGGCTCGGGGCCTTCGGCTTCATGGGTTTGAGTTCCACCGGGTCGGGCGGTGTGTCCTTTTTGATCGCCGCCAATTCGACCGCCACATCGGGGATGTCGTAGACGGGCGCCAAGGTTTTCACGCACGTCGCGACCGACATCAGGTTCGTTTCTCGAAGCGTTTGCAGCGTGATCGCCTGCACCTGCCGATCGGCGTGCGTCGGCGGATACCACTCGGGCCATCTGAGGCCGATGCGCTCTTTCGCATTCATCGCCGGCACATCGAGCCCCTGCAGGTCCTTCAAGACAACTTTCCCTGAGGCCTTGACGATCATGACCAGCAGGTCTCGAAGTGCCCCCTCACCGTACTGGGTTTTCAGTCGGTCTGCCAAGCTGCAAAGCGCCTTGTCGAGGAGCTCCATCGCGCGCCCCGACTGTCCGGCCGATAGTTTCTCCGCATTCGCGCGGTTCCCGCCCATGCCCTCTAACGCAATTTCGCGCAGCCCCTTGACCCAGGTCAGCACCGCGCCGGCGGAGTCCCCCGAGATCTCCAAGAGCTTCGCATCGCCGTCCTTGCTGGTGATGACGGCATTCGCCGCGCCTTTCACGAACGTCTCGCCGGCCAACGCCGGCTCTTTGATGAGCAAGGTGGGGTCGGATGAGTACTTCAGGCCCCTTCCGCCCTGGGACAGCAAATAATCGGCCTCGATCTGCGTGTCGATCGCCTCTTCGGGGAAAGTGGCCGCCCCGTCGATGTCATCGCCGCCCTCGAGATTCTTGATCCACACCATCGGCACGAAGCCCAACTTGTGCGTGGTCGTACGCCGCGTGTCGATGCGCAAATCCGCGTCTTTTTTCTGCGGCAGATACCAGGTCTCGGCCTCTCGGTCCCAATCGCGCTGAAACCAGAAGTCGGTACCGAGCTCATCGTCGGCAATCGCGTAGCCGGAGGCCTTCAGGGCGCTGCCCTTCACCTTGTAGCGTTCGACCACTTTCAGAAGTGTGTCCGGGGCTTCCGGATCCCACGTCGGTGTCAAAAAGGGCGTCGGCTTTACATCGAAAAAGAGCCGGCCTTTCAGGATCCGCATGAGGATCGCGATCGAACCCACCGACCCGCGGATCGCGGCATTGATCATGATGGCGTTGAGCTTCGATTCCTTCTTGAGCTGCGAGAGGTTCTCGCGCGTCTGCTCGTCCGCACAGTCAACGGACGGAAAATGCCCTTCCGAGAAGAGCATCGAGACCGAATCGTTCACGACCGTGTGACAAAACCGGGTTCTGGCGGAGGGCCTTCTGTCCGCGAGCGGCACGTACTCGCCGGAGCCGTTTTTTTCCTCGCCGAAGGCGTACTTCAGCTCCGCGTAAAGGGTCCCCTCGAGCACGCGGTTCAAGGCCAGGAGCCGATGCGTGCGCTCCGGGAAGTCCGGGTCCTTCGGGTACTTATCGCGAAGGCTTTGGAAGTCCGGCATCTAAAGAACCCCGAAAGGAACCAGTTTGCGCCAAATTTGGCCGAACAGGGATCTTATCGGCCCATCGAGAAGGGAACTCTTCGCGAGCGCAGCGCCCGCAACATGCGCTGATACATGACGTCCGCGGTCGCATACCGGCAGGCGTCGACGGCGTGATCGTTCCTCTCCTCGAGATCGGGCAGGATGTCCCCCGAGATACGATCGCGCTTGTACGAATAGAGGTGGAACTCCTGGGCGGTGTGCACACAGCGCGGGTGGATGATGATCACCTCGAAGGAGCGCAAGAACGCGATGCCATCCTCGACCGAGTCCTTGCGCTTCGTGACCGAGATGATCTTCGGATACCCGTTCTGCTGCATGTAGGAGATGGTCTCAGGTCGCGCCGAGTCCGCGCGAATGGTGTACTCCCGAGCTCTCGGCACGGTATCGAAGAGCGCCGGGGTTTTGTCGATGTCGCAGCCGATCTTGTAAGCCTCCCACTCGATGTAGAGGATGTTGCCGCAGATCCAGAGCTTCACGAGCACCGAAGGGTCCACGGAAAAGCCCCAGTCGGCGCCGTGGTAGGGTCCTTCCCATTCAGGTTTCGGCTCGAAGGCCTCGATGCGGAACTTGCCCTTGAACACCTGCGCGTCGCCCGCGACGTTGCACTCCCCTTCCCAGACGTGCAGATACGCATCCGGGTCGACGCGCTGCAGATAGTCTTTTTCCTCAATGGCATCGGCGGAGAGCCAGGGGTTATCGCGCCAGGAGGATTTCACGATGAGGGCCCGCGGCGGCGGGTTCGTGATCATCCGCTCATAGGTCGCGTCCGTTGACTGGTTCGGGTTGAAGATCACCCAGATCTCCGAGCCCGCTTTGCGGATCGTCGGGATGATCACCTGCCAGGAGTCGGACGAGGTCGCTTCGGCCTCCTCGAGAAAGGCAATCGTCACGCCCTCCGTCGATTTTATTTTTTGGACGTTGTTGCGGATCCCCGAAAAGATGAATTCCGAGCCGTTGGTGCCCTCGATCGACGTCAATTGCGGTTTGAAATAGGCGCCGAGCTCCAACAGGTCGATCTGATCGCACAGGGTCCGGTGGACGGAGTCCGCAATCGAATTCATGAACTCGCGCGCGCAGAGGATCAATTCCGGCTTCACCAGGGCCCGCAACAAGAGGCCCCGCGTGAAGGTCCAGGACTTGGTCGCGCCGCGGCCGGACCAGCCGCCCCGGTAGCGAGCGGGCACTTTCGGATTCAGCACATCCAAATAAACCCGCGGCATGAGGCACGCGGTGATGCCCCGCCCGAAGTTCGGCGCCGGCAACGGTTCCGGAGGCGCGTACAGGCTCAAATCCGGCTCGCACACCGCGATCAGGCGCGTCGACATGGGCACCCGATAGCGGATGCGCCCCAGACGCTCCAAATAGTCGGGAAGCGACTCCCCGACGCCCTGCCACACCACCACCGGGGTGTGCTTGATGTGCCGGGCGCGCTCTATCTCGCGCTGCGCGGCCTTGATGGTGACGGCTAAGGAGGCCCCGCCGGTCACATCGGCTCTTCCATCCAAAAGCCGCCTTCCGCGCGGTAGCGCTTGCCATCGCGCACGAGTCTCAATTCGATGGGCGGCACAGTCTGCTGGTAGCGCTTCTCGAAATGCGGGCCGGCGCCGACGAGGTAATGCACAAAGCCGCTCGGCAGTTCCTCGCCCGGCTGCAATTCGAGCGTGAGGATCACCGGTTCACGGTTGCGAGGGCGGCATGGGCAGCGTCAAATTCATCCGTCTTGCGATCAGCAACACGGATGACGCCGCGGAGCGCCGCCTCAAGTCTGCTGATGCGGTCACTGGCAGCATCGATAGCTGGCGTCCACGCCTCGCAACAATTCTTCTTGCACTCGGCCAGCTCGGCGGCGAGGGCGTCGTACGCGCGGCTGCTGACCCACGCGCCCGTAGGTGATTCATTCCAACTGCCATCACCGCGAATATCGATGCGCTTGACCACGGCTCACCTACGGGGGCGGAATTTCAGAATTTGGGAATTTGGAAAAATCGTGGGGGGGTGGGCGCGCGCCACTGCACTGTCATAATCCAGGATGGGGGGGGGTGGTTATGTCACATGGCATATGTCCACTCCCCTTATGTCACCCTGCGTTATGCCCCTCAGTCCTTGAAGAACCCGTTGAAGCGGCCCGGTGCAAGAGCCGTGTAGCGAGCCGTATGCTCGATGGAGACGTGTCCGAGGTACAGCTGGATTGCTCGGGTATCCACACCATCCAGGGCCAGCTTGTAGCCCAGGGCGTGACGTAGCATGTGTGGGTGGATGGGGAAGGGGAGCTTGGCCATCACACCGATCCGCTTGACGATATAGCGCACATTGGCAGCGGTCATCGGACCGCCCCGCTCGGAGGTGAAGATGAACGGGCTCTGGGACGTCGATTTGAGGGCCCGCAGCGCCCGCAGCTCCGGACCCCGTAGGGGATGGGTGCCTGGCGTGCCGCCCTTCAAGCGCACCACGTGGATGAGCCCCAGGTCGAAATCCACCGCATCCCACTTGAGGGCGATCAGTTCGGAGACTCTGAGGCCGTGGCTGAAGGCGACGAGGATCAGGGCGGCGTCCCGGGCGCCATACCGGCCCTTGCGGGCGGCCTTGATGAGCGTGTCGACCTCTTTGGGGGTGAGATGCTCGCGGGTGCGAACGGCGGCGTTCGGGCCATGCACCGGCATGACTTTGACGTTTTCGTGTATCGAGGAGGCTTCCTCGATCGTGCTCAACTCGTTGATTGTGTCCATGCTCGATCCCTCTCACTTTTGCGTTTATGCACAATAACGCAAGAGTTT